CACGGCTCTGCAAAAGCTTGATCGTCGGTTCAAATCCGTCTACCGCCTTTTTTATACTATTTTATAGTAATTTATCCGAAAAGAAAGCCCGATTTTGCGGGCTTTTTTATTTTTATCTTCATATAAATAAGGATAACTTTAAAAAACTTTTGGGGCGAGTTTGGGGCGAGCAATCATTTTCTCTCAAGTTCATACATCCTCACAGAATGCAGGACCAGCTCACGATACTTCCAAGCGTTGACCAGGTATTCAATCACTTCAGGATCTTCAATTTCAAAGCCAAAGATCAACAACAATCTAACCGTATATTCGTTTTTCAAAATCGGTACACTATAAGTCACATCCACAAAATGCTCAAAGCCTAAGTCTGTCTGCTCTACATTTGCTAGTTCAATATTTAAAATCTTCATTTTTATTCCTCCTACTTATCTATTCGTAGAAAAATAAAAAAAGCAGTGAAAAAATCATTACTTTTTTAATTCAGAAAGTACTTTCAGACCAATTTTGTTGATGTCAACAAAATTGGCAACCATGCGCTTTATAAAGCTAATTGTTGATGCCAACAAGTCAATTTTCGGAGCAAACAAAAAACCGCAAGCTACTGCCTGCGGTTAGTGTACAATATTTTTGCCTTTCTGTTTATATTTTATTTTGTGGTGATGAGCCCATCAGGCTCAATCGTAAATTCTGGTTTGTCTGCCATTGTTCCATCTGATTTAAGGTAGTACCAACCTGTACCATCTGCTGATTTGATGAACTGCTTGGATTTCATGTCGCCATCCTTGGCATCGAGGTAGTACCAGTGGTCTTTATATTTGACCCAACCAGTCTTCATGGCTCCTTCACTGTCGAAGTAATACCAGCTTCCAGCGATTTTCTTCCATCCAGTGACCATCGCTCCCGAAACATCAAGATAGTACCATTTGCCATCTGAATGTTTCTTCCATTTGTCTGCAAGCATATAGCCAGAGCCATCAAAATAATACCAGGTGCCATCGATTTTTTCAAATTTCTCTTTTGGATAAGAACCATCTGAACGTACATACCACCAACCAGTAGAATTTTCTTGCCATCCTTTTTTAATTTCAAGACCGTTTTCAATATCATGCTTGAATTGCTCACGACTGATGCCCCAGCTTACCAAATAAGGATATGGATCAACGTGGTCGCTATAATTGTTAGGTTGATTATTGGTGCAGTATTCGTGCGATTTAATACCCTCCAAAGCGTCCGAATCCAATGTTTTTGGAAGCCCTGCTTCATCTGCTAAATTTCGAAGCAATTCGATATACAGACGATAATCTTCCATAAACTCTTCTTTGGTCGAATGACTTTCAATCAGTTCGACTGCTGCATACGTTTCATAATTCCAGCCACCTCCCACATCGTAGGCACCATTATTTACTGGTCCTACCTGCATCACTCGTCCATTGCCGACAACATGTGAGAAGAAGCCAGATTCGACAGGTCTGCGCATATGGTAGTCAGCTTCATTCTGAGCTGTTGATTTCTTATTTCCAGTAGAATGAGCGTGAATTTGACGATAAGGGGCATAACCAATCTGAGGAAGCCCTTCTCTGTACCTGCTTGTATCAATATCCATGATTACCACCCTTCCCAAGCATCGTTCATCTGCTTGACTGCTGACTCAACGAATGTATCAAGATCCTTATCAGTCATGCTGATGTTGTACTTGCTTAGCTCAGCACGAATCTTAATACGTGCTTGCTCTAGCTTCTCTTCGCCTTTGTAACCAGTTTCTGCAGATACTTGTTCAACTGCATTGACTGCATTTTTGGCCAAGATTTCAATAATCTTGATGGTCTTTTCTCCGCCTTTTTGAACAAGGTATTCTTTGACAGACTTAACTGCTACCCCTGCCAAGATAACAAGGATGCTAATCGCTCCGTTTAGTAAAATTTCATTGATCTGTTGCATTTATATTTTCCTCCACAATTTCCAATGCTAGAAATTTTTCATACAATACCTTGATGGCTCCATTGCCACCAAGTTCCACGTAACTTTCATAAAGACGAGACAATTCTTCAATCTCATGCTGATTGGTATTGCCTCGTCTAATGGCTTTTTTTAGGTTTTCTTGTAGTCGAAAACGTTGTAGTCTTTGAAGACCTTTTCCAATAACGCTCAAGCCTTTGCTATTATCTTTGCCGATAGCCTCAACATTCGAGACTGTCTTTTCAATGGCGCTAATTTTATCAGATAAGAGACTGATTTGTTTGTCAGTCTCTTTTGTATTCTGAGTGCTTTTGAAGGAAAAATAGCTAGGGATAATCACGATTAGAATCGGACTCAATTTATCCAGAAATGTTAGTAATTCCAATCAGACCACTTCCAATCTACTGTGCAGGAACTCGAGTTGTGTCAAGATCACTTCCATTCTTTTGGCCATCCCACTTCCAGATTGCAAGAAGACCATTTTGAGATGGTCCACCTTCAAGTTGTTTGAGAGATTCGCCTTTGTATGTGAAAGCCTGATTCGTCTGAATCAAGATACGCTTGCCCTCGCCATTTAATTCAACGTGTTCAGGATCTTCGACAACAAACATATCGCCCGGTTGATAGGCCTTGCCTTCCTCAACAAGTGGGAAGAGTTCGACAAGTTCCTTGTAGGTTGTCCCATAGGCGATTTTTTCCCCCATGATAGAATCTTGAGCCATGACACGTACTACCTTATCGATTTTATTTGCAAACGCAGAGAGTCTATCCTGCTCGCTCTTGTTTTGAACAATCTGCTGCTCAGCTTGTTCAAGCTGCGCCTGTGTTTTGACGATAGCACTGCCTGGATCAAGCTCGGCTTTTAGGATATCAAGCACCGCTTGAATCAAGACATCTTCTGATTCATTTGTGCGGTCTCCTACAAGCTCACGCATGTTCGTACTATAGCGATTGCCTTCAGATAGACGAATTTCTACCACCGTCTTAACGTTGTCTCCGAATCCTCGTGTGTAAGGCTTGCTTGCTAGTTCATAACCATTAATTGCCATTTGTCATTTTTCCTTTCACTTCTTCAAATTTTGCCTTAAGCTCTTCGTCAGATTCAATGATTCGTTTCATCTGCTCGAGCTCCATAGCGGTTACTGTGTAGAGGGCTTCGATCGTAGCTGATTGAGTAGCTTCATTACTGACTCGCTCGCTTAGTGATTTAATTGTTAAAGTGCTGATTTGTTTATCTTGTTCGTTCATGCTGTTTTCTCCAATTTTTCTATTTTTTGATTTAGTTCTTGAATGGCCTTGATAAGATAAGGCACCAATTCAAATGTTCGATACGAGTATGCGCCGTCAGGATTCTCGTAGAATGCTTCAGGAACATATTTCTGGACATCCTGCGCCATGATACCGCAAGCGATATCTTCTATTTTTCCATCGTATTCCTTTCGATAGCTATACGTCTTCAAGTTTTCGATTACATCAAGGCTGGAAACTGTACTGTCTTTAATATTCGTCTTGTAGCGTCTGTCTGATACATCTTTATTCAGAATAATCCAGTCATAACCAGAACCAGAATAATACAAATATAAAGTGCCGCCAGATGGTTGAATAGACGTGTATTTATGAGACGATATCCAATAACCAGATTTACCGCCTGAGCCACTATTATTGTAGTAGATGGATCCTGTTACTTGTAAATCTCCGTGAACGATAGGTGTGTTCCAAAATTCGGCACGATTGTAACAGTACATTTGACCTGTGTGCTTCACAAACCAAGCATAATCGCTTGGGCTCTCCCACTTGTTACCCCAATTTACCCACAAAGCTGTTTGCGACCAGTGGCCAGATCCATTACTCATACCAACAGAGAATTGATTTTGTCCAGTGATCCAGTATACAGACGAATCTTTCTCATGTGTACCAATCTGGAATCCACCAATACGGCCTTTGTAACCCTCAAGTAAGGTTGCAGTGACTACGACTGACCGAAGCTTATTGATAAAGGCTTCTTTAGCAGCAAGCGTATCCGTGAAGATGTCGCTTGACACAAATCGTCTGGCCATAGCCATATCCATGACCAACTTATCTGCCGTGATAGAGTTAGATCTAATGATGTCTGAATTGAGCGTTCCGACACTGGCATCGCCTACAAACAAGCGTTTGAAATAACCTTGAATAGCCGTCAATTCATCAAGCAAGGTCTTACCCTTCAATCGAATCTTTTCGGCTTCAATCAAAATTTGATTGTTCGTTGCATTGATTTGTGAAACGATAGATCCAGCGCTGGTTAGATTTTGAACGGCCCATGAGTCAAATAGTTGGCTCTGAACTGTGCGAATAGCTTCGTCGGTATCTTCAGGAGCACGTTTTGGTGACGTAGCAATAGTTCCTTCTTCTAACTGTGGATCTCGAATATAAACTACATCTCCAACTTGCCATCCGTTTGCGTAAAAAATGCATGAATAGTATTGCTTAAATGCAACTTTGAATGTGTTAGAAATTCGTTCCCATTCTGTTGACACAGGTACATTTCTCTTTAATCCACCTGCTTCAAATCCCATCACGTAGAAGGTAATTGGTCGACTAGTTTTCATCTCCCAAGACCAAGTCAGATCTTTACCTTGAAATTCGTCAGACCTCAAATCGAATAGATTTCTGTGAAACCCACCATTACCAGCTTTTGTACAAGTAGCCTTCAGCATATATCCACTTTTAGAAAATTGGTCTTCTACACGTTCAAATTTCCAACCAACCGAAGTGCTTGAGAGTGGTAGCAATTTATCCCAATCGTAATTGCGAATTAAATTCCGACCAGTAATTTTAGCAACCTCAACTTGAAACAACTGATTCGTCAATGCCATGCGAGCGACATTATCCGCGATACCATTATCTGTACTGCCCAGAATGCGTTCGTAGAGTTGAGCCGTTTCTTTGACACGTTGGAAGTCTGTCTGATTAGCCTTCCCAGAAAGCAGTGAAGTTATGTCAGCAAATCGTCCGTCAACTGCTGTTTTGTAGTTGGCAATCTGAGTCGCTATCGATCCATTCTGTGGGTTGGTAATAGCTTCAAGCCTACGCTCAATGCCTCTCACGTCCTCTTGATGAGTAGCCTTACCAACATAATCTCGAGCGACCAGCTCACGAACTGTCGTCGCTTGTCGTGCGCTCTCTTCTCGAGTGTATCTTCTCAAGGATTCCTGTCGCTGATTATCTTGATCAACATAGGTTTCAACCGCTGCCATCTTAGTAGATAGACCATCAGCAGTCTGCTTAAATTCAGTCCTAGCTTCTGTGATTTGACTTTCTACGTCCTCAATAGCTGGACTCCAATCAGTCGCGATATTGCCTTTCTCAATCTTCACATCCCAGACGCTTTTGACAGCTTCCTTATGATAAGTGTTAACGCGCAGATGATAAATCCCTGTAGGCTTATTCCAAATGATTTTCGTTCCTGTGGTACCTGTCTTGAGGTCCGATACAATTTGATAATTTCTGGCATCCTTGTCCATAATCCAAAGAACTACGTTATCGGATTCCTTATTCCCGTCGTGATGAGCCGTAAAGTTCCCGTCTGTTTTAGCAGAAATGGTGTATTCCTGCCCCTGTTCCATGTAAATAGACGTATTTCCTACATACAGAATGTTGTTGTCAAAATTTGCTGGCTTTCTATCTGGAAGAAAAGGCCCTTTCGAACCTCTTAACAAATTCCGTCCACCGACCCTCATTTTGGCGAAAGTCTGAGTCAGCCCATCGATACCCTGAGCGACTTCTGATTTCGTCGCAAATCCATTCATCTGGCCAGTCATGCGACTAAGAGCCTCTGTGGTCGTTCTACGATATTCAGAAGCTTGATTTGCCTCGCTTGTAACCGTTCGTTTCAGAGTATCCAAATCACCTGACAAAGCCGTCTGAGCGCTCGTAGCCTGTTTCTTGAATTCTTCAAGTTTGGCAACAGAATCCAACCCAATCCGCTTGGCTTCCTGGGCAAGCAGACTACTAGCGCCAGCGTTTTGTAAAGCTTCTATAGCCTTGCGCTTGATTTCTTGTAATGGGCCGTTGTCAAAGCTGTCGAAACGCTGATTGATAGTGTCAGAGAGCTCTCTCTTGACCTCTTCGGCTCTGGCTTTGGCAGCGTTGAGACCGTCTGTGAATTGATTGACCAACTCTTCTTTCTGCCTGTCAAAAGCAAGATCAGCATTCTTGAGTTCTCTTGCTAACTGCCTTTCAAAATCGCCTTGAAGTTGTTGAGCTTCGCCTTTGACTGCATCACTCACTGCGTTACCAATTGCATTGGCAAGCCCAGACTGGAACTGACCAAATCCGATAGATTTCAGCTTCTTGGCCATTGGGGAGTAAGTGTATTTAGTAATCTTCTTGCGCACGTCAAGATTGTATAGCTCATGAAATAGACTAACAATATCGAACATTTGGACAGGTACGTCACTCTGGCCGACGACCTCAATCTCAAGGCTATCTTCCATCATGTCACAAAGCGATGTTCGATAATACTGCTCACCATACTTGCGAAGGCTGGATTCATCCTTCACATCCTGGTCATTAACCTCAATCACATCTTCGTAAATTTGACTATATTTGTTAATAAGTGGACTATCGATTGTAACCGTGAATGTACGATCAGGCGCCTTCTCTCCCTCACCTTTTACAGTAGCGATGAAAGTAATTCGAGTCTTCAAAGACTTAGTAGACGTCTTGTGCTGATAGCTAGACAGATTTTTCTTGTACATAAAAAGCGATTCATTTTCTGAACCGCCATTTTTTAACAAGCGAACCTGGTAGCCGTGGCGAACAAGGTCGCCACCCCATTGACCAATGATAGAATGCTTATCTTTCGCGAATGCTTCCATAGCATTCTTAGAGCCAATATTAAAGGTGTGTCTGTCTTCAATATCAGAAAAGAATGAGAACGGATTGTCACGAGTAATGCTTCCAGCGAAGCGACTCAATGCAGTCGAACCAGTCTGTCTATCCAAAGAGATTGGATTGACCACATAGTTATTCAAGAGTGTGAATACTTGATTGGCATAGACTTGAATATAGCCATGCTTCTTCTCAACCTCGAAAATGACGAAATCCTGCTCACCGTGAAGGTCGTCAGCCGTTAGGAATGTCTCTTCCTTCAACTTCTCCCACAAGGGATCAGAAGTCGGAAATCGGAAGCTCAATTGGTAAGTGCTATTCTCCTCTTGAACAATTTCATCAGCATAGGCAGCATTCAGAGGCATATTCCCATTTGTTAAATAAATCAAATCTTATACCTCCAATTTGGTCGAATAGTAATCTTACGGACGGTTCCAGTAAACGAAACACCAACCTTACCAGTCGGGATTTCTAAGAACCCTCCACGCTTCCGAAGCGTATTCTGAACTGCACCAGTAGCGTTGTAGATATTCTGCTTGCCCTGCCTACAATCGATTGTAGCCTTTGTCTTAATCGCAAGATACATGGTCTTCCGACCAATTGTAAGGGAGATATCACCATCCCCCTCAATCTCTATGGTCGGTTCAGAATAAATCGTCCCAAGATTTGTGATTGTACCAGATGCAGTCAGAACAACAGGTTCTACAGTTTTTTGATAACGGAAGGGTTGCATGTCTAACTTGATCGCTAATTCCCAACCATACATTCCTTTAGGAATAATTTCGGTATCTAAGAAATCGGCATAGAAAAATGAATCAGGCTGGTAACTAAACTCTAAACGGTTCCCAACTGGTTGAAACTTTTCAACCAAGGTGGCCAAATCAGCAAAACGTTCAAAGAACACTCGTACAGTTCGCTCGTAATTGTCAAAAGCGCCTTCTTCTTGATTGTAGCTACCATTCATACCATACGGTTTCGTTTGCTCTGTGAAACGAGGGCTGGCAGAATGTATCGTTCCAAAATCTACGACCACACAATTTCTGAATTTAGTTGTTGAAAAATCATTCACTTTTAAATAATTTGCCATTAAATCCCCTCCCTTCTCATAATATTTCCTTGATAGCGATAAGAGTTCTCTGCGATTACTTGACCATCTAGATAAGTGTTTGAATCCTTATCTAATAATTTTCCAAGCAAAATCTCTACACTTTCTTTCAAGCTGACAAGCTCAGTTACGATAGCTTTACCACTACTATCCTCTGAATAGTTAGCAAACCTACCACTTGAATATGTAGATTTAGGATAACTAGAACTTCGATTTCTCACATTGAGTTCTTGAAAACGTCTAGTTAGATGAGAAATTTTAGTATCTTCAAATCCAATACCCTTTTCATAATTCGGAATACCCAAGCGATTCATCAAACTACGAGTTTTACCAGCTCGTAAGACCTTTGTGCCCGGTGGCAATGGTAAGACCACGTTGCGCCCTTCTGGGATGAAGGATGTTCCATCTGGTAATGTGATCAACTCTTTATAGAGAGTACCACGTTGGTCATTGACCGTCGCAAGACCACCAGGGTGATTATCCGTACCTTTAGCGTGTTGTTCAGTAAAATGTCGTGTGATGATATCAATAAACTTAACAGCTGGCAAGGACATCAACCCTGACCATACACTGTTAACCGCGCTACTTGTGTTATCTTGTGCATTGATGCTTATCGGACCATTCTGCTTAACTGCATTGACTGCATTACTTGCAGCGTTAGCCTCTCCTTGGGTTTGGTTTGTCGCATTGATATCAATCGGACTGTTTTGCTTAACTGCGTTCACCCCTGCGCTTGCAGCAGAAGAAGGATTTCCAGTTAAATCTACTGCGTTGATATCAATTGGACTAGCTTGGTAAGGAGCGTTCACGTTTGAATTTGCTGATTGAGATGCTTCTGCGGTATTATCATTGGCATTGATAGCAATCGGACTCTCTTGTTTGATGGAATTTACGCCATAAAGTACAGATTCAACTGTACTTGGTGTCTTGTCAATCGCTTCGATTGGTAATTGCTTACCAGTCATCATATCGATACGACCTTGAACCACCTTAATGTCGTTACTAGCTAAATCTTTTAAAGTTAATGCTTTCTCGCTCGGTGTCATTAGATTCCATTGAGTCAGCGCTTGTCTGGCGCCTTCTGCACTTCGTAGAAAACTGTCATTTTTTCCGAGGATTTCTTTTACCTCTGCAGGCAAAGCATTCCATTGTGCCATCATCTCTTTGCTATCCAAGATAGCTTGTACTGCAGGTTTGCCATTCACGATCAATTCTTTTTGCTCAGGAGTAAGTTGTTCCCATTGACCGTTCGCTACTAAAGCTTCACCAATTGTCAAACGAGCGTTAGTCTCAAGATTTGCTTCTTTAAGAATGAACTGCATAGCATCCCATCCGCCTTCTGCTTCAAGGGCCTTTTGAACCTCCTCGACTGCATTCGTTTTCAGCTTACCAGTCTTTTCATCCCAAACCATAGCATTCCATTGAGTATTTGCAAGCTTAGTAGTTTCGGTGGCATCTTTAGCTGTTTGCGCCCACATGCTGTGGCCTTCTTGTACTTTAGAGAAAGTGTTCTGGAATTTAATAGCCATTTCATCGTAAGTCAAGCCCATTTCCTCAGCTCTCGATTTAAGCTGATTCATAATCCCTGATAATGCTTCTGGGCTAACTTTTAAGGTTTTTAAAAGTCTACCTTGTAAATCATTCCATTTCTGGCTATATGCTTCCATTTTAGCTGTGTGCTCAGCTTCCAATTGTTCTATTTTGCTTTTAATTTCAGCACGAGCTTTAACAGATTTTTCATCCTCGCCTTTGATTTGTTCCATGAGCTTCTTGTATCCGTCCAAACGTTCTTTATAAGAAGCTTGTTCTTCTTTCGCCCATTTCTCAGTTAATTCAGTGGCTTTTTTAAGTTGTTCTGTATTTAATTCATCAGCTTGACCATTGAAAGCTTTTATCATGTTGATGCGTTCTTCACCAGAATACTCCATCAATTCTAGCTGAGTGTTGATTAGTTCATTCTGATTAGATAGCACAATTGCTTTTTCTTCTTCAGAAAGCTTACGATGATTGTTCGCAGCATTTTGATAAATCTGAATAACTTCATCAGACATTTGTTGAACATTGTTTTTTATTTGGTCAGCATGGCTAGAAATTTGCTGGATCGTCTCTTCGCTCAAGCCTAACTTATGAGCTAGATCGATGTCCTTCGCTAAGTTTTCATCAGCTAATTTTTGAATTTCGGTTGCCAGTTTTTGGACTGCAGTCGTAACTTTATCAATCCCATCTGAACTTGTTCCAAAGACTGTCATAGCTTGATTCGCTTCGTCCACTTTATCCTTAAAGTTTTGAAGTTGACCAGCTTGTTCTTTGCTGACACTAGCGCCCCATTCTTGAGCACGTTGTCTTGCTTCATAGGCTTTATTTGCAAAATATGCAGCTGCTGCAGTTACAGCAACTAAAGCCACAGTAGCTAACCCCACTGGGGTCGCCAAAAATCCAAGGGCGCTACCGAGCAAACCAGTCCCTGTGCTTGCCCCTGCTACTGCAGTTTCCACTGCACCAGCCGAACCAGCTACTGCTTTCAGACTACTTGCTACGCCACCAAAATCTTTTAGATATTTAAAAGAACCGCTTAAAATACCAATCCCTTGGGATAGTCCACTGATAGCTTTTACAAATCCACCAACAACAGAGATACCACCGCCTAAGATTTTAAGAACAGGTCCGATAGCTGCCGCTGCCAACCCCCAGTTGATAATGTTTTGTTGTTGTTCTGTTGATAGTGAGCTGAACTTTTTAGCCAAATCTGCTAATCCACTAATCAACGGCTTTGCTGCATCAAGTGCGTTTCGAAGGGCCTTGATAAGAGGTCCACCAAACTCAATCGCGATGTCTGTCAACTGGTTTTTAAACATCCGTAGTTGAGACTCAGTAGTCTCGTAGCGTTTGTTTGCTTCGTTAGTTAAGGCAGTATTTTCTTTCCATGCTTGATTAGAACGCTGTACTGCTGCACCCATCTTATCTGAAGCCAGTGCCAAAGATTTTAGCATGTTACTTTGACGAACACCTGTCATGCCAAGCTGCATCAAAATAGCGTTCATGTTCACGCCTTTATCTTGTGCTTCTTGAAGTCCCTTAATAAAGGATTGCAAAGCGACAACAGGTTTCTCTTTCCAAGCCTGTTGGAATTCCTCTGATGTCATTCCTGCAGTCTTAGCAATAAGATTTAAGTCATCTGCTGCTCCCTTTCCTGTCAATGAAACTGCATTACCAATGGCAGTTAGTGTCTGAGTCATAGCAGTACCACCTGCCTCGGCCTCAATACCAACTGAACTCATAGCCGTAGCAAGACCTAAGATATCCGCTGTGCTTAATCCAGCCAGCTTACCACCTGCGGCTAAGCGGTTGGTCATCTCTACGATATCTTTTTCAGTCGTTGCAAAGTTATTCCCAAGATCTACAACGGCTGCACCAAATCGAGAGTATTCGTCCGACGTCAATCCCATGATATTCGCAATCTTGGCAATGGCTGTTGCAGCTTCTTCAGCACTCAAGTTCGTTGATTCTCCCATATCAATCATAGTTCGAGAGAATGAAAGAATATCTTCGGCCTTGATACCTAACTGACCTGCTACTTCTGCTACGTTTGCAATTTCTACTGCACTTGCTGGCAATTCTTTAGCCATTTGACGAATGCCGTCTGATAGCTTTTGATAGGATACCGTCGCAGTTTCGTCAACTGTTTTCTTAACACCTGCGAATGCTGATTCATAATCAATCGCAGCCTTTAACACGATACCTGCGCCTGCTACAATTGGAGCAGTAACCCCACGAGTCAATGCAGATCCAAATCCAGAAACAGTTTGACCAGCTTGACTTATTTTATTTCCAATTTCTTGCGCGCTTTTTCCAAATTTAGTAAATGCACTATCATCGATATAAGCTTGACGCATAGATTTCGCTAACTGTTCATAGCGATTTTGCAATTCTGCAACTTTAGCAGCAGTCGCAGTCATGCTAGCACCTGCTTCAACTAACTTCTGCTTTTGTTCAGCAGTTGCGGTTGAAACATCTCCAATACTAGCTTTTAGTTGGTTATATCGTTCGCTTTGTGAACTTAGCAATTTTTGGTAAGATCCTAGAGCTGACCCGGTCTGTGATAAGAGAGACTTTAAGTTGTTGACATTCTTGCCAGCGCCTTTGAAGTTGTTCTCCATCGCTTTTAGAGAGTTGTCAACACCCTTTAGATAGGTTTTTAACCTCCCAACATTTGACTGAAAAGGAGCGACATCCAAGGTAGCGGTAGCGACTATTTCACCAATATTACTTGCCATTCATTCTCCTTTCTACCCAAAAAGGAATGGAAAGGCCTTGTCAAGGGTTGTTTCTTCTTCCTCTTTGCTTTCTTTTATTTCTAAAGCCTGCACCATCAAATCAAAATCTGAAAGGCGCATGCTTTTAATGTCATGGATCGTGTATCCTTGACTCATTAGCGATTGAACCCAAACTAATAAATTATTTTGAGCTTCTTTAGGGCTTAGCCCTTTTTCTTCTTTTTTCCCTCGGCAGTCTCTTTTTCTTCTTGTTTTCCACCGAGCGCTGCCAGGTATAGTTCGTTCAAAATTTCAAGCGTTTCAACACTTGCGCCCTTCAAATCATCTGCATCGAACTGCTCACCGTACATTTTAACGAACATATCAAGGTAAGCTTCATTCAACTCGCGATGTTTGGCAGGGTTTAGCAAATCTTCCTTCTTTTCGTACAAAGCAGTTTGACGGACTTGGTGTTCTAACGCCAGAAGATTATCTTCAACATTGACATAATCTTTAGAGAACTCTTTTAGAACCCCGCCTTTTTTAAATTTAATTTCAAACATTGTTTACTCCTTAAAAATAAAGGCTTGGAATAACCAAGCCTATTCTTATGCATTTTGCCTTACTGCGCCTGATTCAGCGGTTACTGTTCGTTCAGAACTAGAACCGCTTACGACTTTGGGAAGACGAGTTTACGGAATTCAGATTCTTGGAATTGTGGGTTGTCTTCACGACCAACTACAATCACAAGGCCTTCGTCTTCGTCTCCACGAGCTACGAAGCTTCCAGATACCGTATCGTTTTTTGGATCTGGTGAACCGTCTTTAGTTTCCAGATCCATGCCTGGAAGTGAGAACTTACCTTTAAGAAGACCAACCCAGATACCTTTACCGTCATCGCCAGTGGTACGGAACAAGCAAGCGATATCGTTTGGTGTCATCTTCTTGCTGTACTTTTCAACACCATTTTCAACAGTAATACCATAGAAGTCTTTACGAGCATCACTACCTAAATCCAACCATGATACTTCAAGAGTTGTTCCAGTGATACCAGAAGACAATACAACGTATGGTCCATCATCTGCTGTGATAGTGTTCAATTCATTGGTGATATCCAGTTTTGCTGTTTTAATTCCTGGGATTTTTTTAGTTTCACCTGTGACAAGGTTTTGAGAGTTCAAAACCCCATATTCAAAACCACGTAAGCCAAATTTAACTTTAGACATTTATTCATTTTCCTTTCATTTCTTCGAGATCGCTCCAATTAAAAAGACGATATTTTCGGACGTTCATTAACAATCCAATATCGTCATCCATGTATCGAGGTTTCTCATTAGCTGTGTAGCGTTCAAATCCACTACTTTCCAGTACCACATCCATTCTTTTAGCAATCTGATCTGCTTGTTTAGCATTCTTGCACCAAAAATTGATTGTGATACGTTGTTCCGTTGAGATGATTTCATCATCTGCATACTTGTGAGGTGCTTCGTAAGTTAAATAAATTCTTGCAAATGGAGCAAGTTCTTTTTGTTTTAAGTTTGTAGGTTTTTCAGGGATATCATAAGTAAAGATACCTTGTTTGTAACCAGGGAACTCCTTACCCCTAAACTGATCGAAGAGTTTATTTAATTCTTCATCTGCTACTAAGCGTTTATAAGCTTCAGTTTCAGCAATCATTTACCCAACACCTCCCTCATTTTTGATTTATAAATTGATTCAGCTCGAGGAGTGACTGCGTTAATAGTCTTTTCCTCGAAGTCTTGTGCTTTCTGATAGATCGTTCCACTATCTGGATATTTCGCACGCCAGCCAGTAGCACGACCATAACCAATATCTTTAGAAGGAGCATCTCCCCCCCCTTTGAAATTGCTGATTCTTATATCTTCACTCAATCGAGTGAGAGTGGGTTCATCAGATACAGGAGTATTTACTTCAAGCTCTTTCTTGAACTCTTGAGCTACCTCTGTGACAGCTTCGCGAGCCACTCTTGGTGCTTTAGCTTCTAGCTTCGTAAGATTATCAAGACAAAGATCCAGCCCTTTCGTCATGACATCATCACTCCCTTGATTAAATCAATTTCCTTGTTAGCATAGTCGCGCTCAATAGCAATGATTTGGTATTCATTGCCATCAAAATCTACGAAACAAGAATTGTCAAAAGGAAGCTTGGGTAGATGACGAATTAAGAATGTTTTGGTGTCTTTGTGCTCTGACAGCCCACTAGCTTTTGTGACCGTCGCGTTTTCACGAAAATCTTTAATAGAGGTTTTTGAAACTTCTGCCCAGCAAGAGTACAAGTCCTTTCTTTCGAAATCTAGCACCTCTCCGTCTTCATTTTGTCCACCTACTCTTTTAAAAAAAGTAATGCGAACATTCATATTACGTGTCCGCATTGACTTCCCTCCTTGTCCGAAGTTGATGGATAATGTTCAGGACACCATTTGCTAATGGATAGCGCATACTATCTGCTGACATCCCACGATGTTCATACTCTTCTTTGACTTGCTTTTTGACAGCAAGCTGGAACTTAGCATAGTTTTCAAAATCCTCTGGCTTCGCATTAGTATCGATAGCGAAGCAGATTTGCTCTTGCGCTGATTCAATCATTTCTTTGATGATTTCATCTTCGAAATCATAATCGATTTTGCAATAAAGCTTCACGCTCTCTAATAATTCTTGTTTAACAGGCATAGATACCTCCTATCAAACTACTAGAGCTAAAAGCTCCGATTTATTAGACGATGAATTATAACTGATGTTCTTACTATCTAGATAATCCATGATTTCTTGCTTGGTGCTACTTGTGGTTGGTACTGCTAGAGTTACCGCTGACCGTGAGACACCCCCACTAATTGGGGGATCCTTAGGGCATAGTTACAAAGTAACCAGCTTTTGCATCTGCTTTCTTCACATCGAAGCGAACAACTGCTTGCAGATATTGACCGTAGATTTCATTGTCAGTCCAGCGAAGACCAAGGACTACGCGATCAGCAAAGAGTACAGCGCGTTGCACATCACCCACAAATGCTTTGGCTTCACCAGCTTCACCAAGGACAGTATCAGCGACTACAAATACTGGATGTCCAAGGAAAACTTTTCCTGATGCAGAAACGATAGAATCTTGAAGCAAGTAGCGACCGTTCTTGTCTTTCAAAGTGTCAAGTTTTTGGTAGAAGCTTTGTGAAACTACGAATGATACGTTGTATGCTGGGTCAAGGTCAACATTCAAGATCGCTTTAATAGCATCCAAATCAACTGCTTGTTTAGCTTCAAATGTTTTCAAAACACCACCGATTGCATCGTTTGTAGTGTTTACTTTGATTTGGTTAGCTGCTTCAGCTACGATTGCAAGAAGGTCAACATCTGCGTCGTCGATTGCTTCTTGTGAAAGTGGAATAGCGCCACGATAAGTTTTAACCTTCCATGTAACATCTGTGAATTCTGGCTTAGCAAGAGCTGGATTTTTTTCTAGTTCTTCTACGCTGGCCATCTTAGATGTAGCTTGTTTAAGAATAGGATATGAACCCTCACCCTTAGATGCTTTGTGAATTGTCACAAATTGTTTAAGGTCAAGAACAGTCTTAACTTCACGAATTGGTGTAGTAACAATTTCTTTGCTAGTTACTTTTTCAGTCTTGTCTTTCTTCAATCCATCTTGTGTTGGGTTGACTGCTTCGTTCATAGGCACAAGAACTTCGTCTTGACCTTCAAAACGCAGACCTTCATTACGAATACGACCTTTAGAACGAATAAATTCATTTACAGATTCACGATAAGTTTTACCTTCTGTTTTTACTTCGTGTTTTTCACCAGCGGCGTGCACACCAGCTCCTTCTTCTGCGATTTCATAAGTTTTCAAATTGACCTTAGCTTCAGCTTCTTGTGTTTTTAATGTTTCGATTTCGGCACGGATCTCACGAGCTTTTTCAAGATCATCAGCGTTCAAAACGGATTTCAATTCTTCTGTTTTGGCAGTAATTTCAGCACCAATGTTAAAAATCTGTGCCTTGAGTTGTTTCATTTTTTCTTTAAACATACCTTCTTTTCTCCTTTTGGGTATAAAAAAGAGAGCTTAAAGCCCTCTAAGTAATTCTTCTTTTTCAACTTCTCGTAGCATGTTTTGAATTTCAGACTTACGCTTGCTACGGTTAGCGTAGAAGTCATCAATAACTGCTTGTGGTAACAATCCATTCTCTAGGCTCGCTACTGTACCAACATCATCAAAGGTCATCACTTCATCTGCAAATCCTTTTTCAACTGCTTCACTAGCTGACATAAATGTTTCGTTCTTCATCATATCGATGATAACCGATTCTTCCAATCCAGTTTTAGCAACATACGCATTCACGATAGCTTGGTCGCTAGATTTTAATGCATTAGAAGCTTTGTCTAAGTCATCGCTATTTCCAGATACATAACCATACAGTGCTTTGTGAATCATAATCTGTGCTGTTGGACTAATAAGCACTTTATCAGCTCCCATGATTGCAACACTAGCAGCGCTTGCTGCCATTCCTGTTACTTCAACAGTCACATTCCCTGGATAGCTTTTTAAAGCTGTGTAGATTTCACTTCCAACAGTTACAAGACCACCGTTGGAATTGACTTCCAAAACGATATCGCTATGGTCTTCTGGGAAAGAATCTGTGATAGCTTTAGCACTGACTGCTTCCAAACCAAAATAGTCGTAAGCTTCCTGACTATTATTCGGAATCAGTGGACCTTTCATCTTGATTCTCTTTGGCATCCTTTGTCTCACCTCCTTTCATTGATTGATATTCTTCTTTCTTGTCTAAGAAGACATAGTTCAAACTTGACTGATAACGGTCCATATTTGGATCAGTAGAACGTTCCTTACCAAGTTCAATCAAAGCCTGGTTAGGTGTTAAGATTTGATTGTTTACAAGTTTTACAATCTCGTCTACATTCCTACCAGTCACGCTGCGAGTGTCAAAGTCAACGCGATACTTCCTACGCTCTTCATCATCGAACACTTTCAAAGCCAATTCGCTTGTGATTGCATCGAAATAGAATGGAAGGTCATTGGTTACATAGTCTTCCGTCAATTGAGCGACAGACTGGTTAGGGCTATTTACTCCTAGTTTAAAACTAGGAACTCGCAAAGCTTTGGCGATCTGTGCAGTTGAGAAGTTATTCGATGTAATCAGCTGTAAGACATTCGTATCAATTTCAAGTGGAGTGTATTCCTGAGTATCGTCGAATACCAACGGACTGCCACCTGTTGAACCTTCACGCATCATTTCAAAATCCATACGGGCTTTTTTACGTGCTTCACCATTCAACTGAGCGCCTTTTAGCTTGATAATTCCACTTGAAAAACCATCACGGAAAAACTTAATCAAGGTATTCAGACCACCATTTTGCAAGCTGATTTCATCACCTAACGATAGTAATGGAGAACGCCCTAAGATAGTGTCATGACTAAAGAATTTCCAATGGATAACATCTTCTGCTTCACAAACAATCTCCTTACCGTTCAGACGGTCACGGAAAGTGTAAATTAATTCATGGTCATTGGTTTCTTCGACAGTCGTTTCAGACGGTCTAAAGAATTGAAATTCTAATGGTTTGCCACTAATTGGATCACGTAGAATACGAGAGAATGAATTACCAGTCAAGATTGTATTGACGGTCATTGCAAACTTCCATTGTCTTGCTGATGTATTACTTGTGGATTTAACGTTCAGTAGATAGTTCATATCTTCATCTTGTTCGATGTTACCCATTAAATCCTTTTTCAATAATGGAAAACGAGCAACATCACCAGCTATGATAGATACCGCGGTCAAGACATCGCTATTTTTTAAAGCAGATATACCAGTATATTCAGGACTTGAATTACCAGAGATTACCGAAGAGACATAATCGTCATAAGATAGTTTTGACGAACCTAAAGATTGAAAAAAAGTCATTTATTTTCTCACCTCCTTTCTAATTCACCCCCTTGTTTTACTGATATACAAGGCTAACAAAATCAAAATCACACCACTACATAAAATTCCTGCTACTTGATTCAATAAGAAAAAGCCATAGATTAAAAATCCAAGGCCTATTAATAGCAAAATCGTGTGGATATGTTCCAGTATTTTCAAAATAGCGAACCTCCTTCCAGAATTTTCTCATTAGTCCAATAACCACTTCCATCGAATGGCTCTAAGTAACAAGCAGCATAAGCGTCTAGTAACGCATCCAGAGGGTCGATTTTATTGCTATTTTTGTTTTTATCAATCCTCATACCGTTATTATCAACTCTGGTATATGCGTTGTTTATTGCCATAGTCAGCAACTGATTACCACTGTGCTTGATTTTACCTTGTCGAACATCATCTCGGAATTGTTTCGTAGGCATATTCAAGACCATAGTGGTTTGTGGTATCTGGACTAGCGGCCATTCTGGATGGCGTTTTTCAATCATAGTCAATAGTGAACCGAATTGATAAGGGTCAAAGAAAATACCTTGTAATTCCCATTCATTTTGGTAGACCATTTCTTCTATTTTCTCAAGAACGCGCTCATCATCAATAACACCACTTTCAAGCGTGGTTATCTCACACTCACCCATTCTTTCCAGGTTTGTATAAGAGACACCATCTCTTTTTTCTTTTGCAATCAAGCCATACTTTGTAGCTACGAAAGAAAAGCTATCTGCATACCAATAATCATCCATCATAACCATTGGAGAGATAGAGAATAAGTCGCTAGATCTACCAACATCGACACCTAACCAAACTCTACGTTTTTTTGTGTTTGGTGCCTCTATCTTAGCTTTTGCCCAGCTCTCTTTGTCCATGTATGACTCTTCAGAGGATTGTCTCCACATATTAAAGTTCTTAACCAGAACTTCATTTACAGTGCCAGTCTCAAGCGATACTTTTCTACGTGTTCTGAGGTAGTCGATCATATTATCGTAGAGTGCCTTGACTTCTAGGATAGGGTTTGACTTAATCCAGTTAGCTTCATCTTTGATTTCATCTTCATTATCCTGTTCGGCGATAAATGCGAAATATCCATCATCTGTAATTTCATCATTTAAAATCCGTTCAATATATGGATACTCAATTGTATGCATCGGAACATTCAAATCAAATCCAGCAGTTGAGATAATCAAAATCAATGGATTGTCTAGCTGACCTTGACCAGATTCGAGAAGCTCAATCATTTCATTTGTTTTAGATGCTGCAAATTCATCCAGTACACCAACGTATGGTTCAAACCCATCAACCGCCCCCGTATCACGGGAAAGTGGTCGTATGTAAGATTCATCTACTAAATTTCGTAACTCTTCACGCACTCGCTTAGTAGCCTTACGCACATCTTCGTCTTGCGCCCTCAAAGCATCTAATTGCTTACGGGCCATCTCAAACGCAATCTTTGCTTGCGTTTTATCATTAGCCGTGCAGAATAATTGTCTAGACATCGCTGGATTGCGTCCAAATAGAAATTCATAGAGTAAGATACCAGCTACAAGAATCGTCTTACCGTTCTTACGGGCAAGTGAAATCATTGCTTTTCTAAATCGTCTGATAGTCCTATCAGACTTTCTGCGCCAGCCATACAGACTAGCAATGATAAACTTCTGAAATTCTGCTAGTGGATAAGGTTTGCCAGTTTTGACATCTGGGAGAATTTCAATGAAATCTATCGGATTTTTTGCTTTGTCAGATAAGTAAATATATGGAAAATCTTCATCATCCATACGCTTCAAATCTCTTAAATGGCGCTTACAAGCTTTTATAACTTTCTTACTAGCTATGATTTCTCCATTTACAACTCTTGAAGCATACTGATAAGCTACGTCTTCCACACAATCACCTCCTAACTTCCAAATTTATCAAAAATACTCTCTTTCTTTTCTTCAACTTGTGGAACATACAATTTCATACGACTGTCAACCGTCAAACCTAACTGCGATGCTGCTTTTGTTAAGTTAGTTGTCGCACGCTCCAAACTATACAACATTTTATTAGGTAGGACTTTACCACTATCTTTTTCAACCACATATCCCTCTTTTTGCAGCCCACGAGATATTTCTTTGTAGACTGCATACCAGGTGCAGTAGGTTTCTAATACTGCTCTATCTAGATTCCTGAGGGGTAGCTTTCGCAGGTCATCGATGACTCGTTTATATTCTGCTTTCGCAATCGGATCAAAGTGTTTTGGAGGCGTAAGTTGCAACGCATCCAATCCGTCCGAAGCCTTGTCCTGTATAGTTTTCTTAGCTATCTTTTCTTCTTTCGTCAGATGGCTTTTAGTAGCTTCGACTATCTTCATTTTTCGCCCCATGCAGTACCTCCTTTGCATTATTTTTTAGAGTTAAAAGATTTCAAAAACGGAATTTTTTGCACAGAAGAGGGCGGCGTTCTAGAATCCGAACAATACCCACCCCCGTTTAAAATTAAAGGGGGTGTTTCCGTACATTTTGCAGTGTATTTCCGACCGATTCGCCCTTCTGTATTCTGTTTTCGTTCGCTTTTTGATTACATTTTTAATTATTTACTGCACAATCAATAAGAATACTTCTCTTTAATTGCTTTCTTGTCATTACATTTCTTACAACTTGCTTGAAGATTACTTCGATCTAATCGCTTCGACCAATCTTTCTTTACGCTGACGATATGGTCAGTCATCGTTGCTTCTTCACCACACATTGCGCAGACATAATTAGCTTCAAGCAAGACTTGTTGACTCGTTCGCTTCCAGATAGATGAATTGTAAAATCTCTTAACATCCTTGTCGTATTTCCAGCGAGTACGATTATACTCAGTATATTCCTCGTTGCGTTTATCGAAATCCACTGAGCTTCTTCTGCCGTTTAGAATCGTAAGTTTTTGTGGTTTCATCATTCCCTTTCTTTTATCCGCGATTCAGACATAACAAAAAGCCACACGCTTGTGTGACTTAATGAAGACCTCTCACAGGCTTTGCAGGAATCGAACCCGCGATAACAGATTTGGAGTCTGTTGTGTTACCGCTACACTAAAAGCCTTTTTAACTTTTAAAAGCAAGGCGACTACAACCTCGCTCATTGATTAGTTATCGCATTCGTTTTTGTTTTTTTGTAGTCTACAACCTCTAGTGGAATCAAACCACCTAGCTTATAACTTAGTCGACGTATAATTAGCTATGCAATCATGCGAGGTCCAGTCGCTCTGCAACCATTTAACAAGTTAAGGGCGGCGTTCGGAGTCGAACCGAAAAAAAATTTTTAAAATTAAAGGAGACAAAACCACTGACCCATCACCGCCATGAAGGGCACAAGGCCCTTAAAAACTACAGGAGTCATCAATCCATTTGCTGACAATACCATAATAACACTTTAAAACTATCATTTACTATCATTACTATCAAACATTTTAGCAAGCTTAACTAAAGACTTATCTCTTGCTCGTTGGATAGTAGTGGGGCTACAATTTAATCTTCTTTCCACTTGATTCCAAGAAAGACCATCAATATATAGTAATCGCATCACGATATTTTCAATCGGCTCTTCTAACTCTTCAATTGCTCTGACAAGTTCCTCTTGTTCCTTGTACTCCTTCTCGATCTCTTGATAGAGTTCAGCTATGCGATCAATAGCCTTGATGTTCATTTCTTCAGTGCGATTATCATTGCTCTGAGATTTCGGCATACTGTCAAAAGTCTGGCCTTTCATAATACCAGCCCTTAGATTGATGATTTCACAATGTAGAGATTGTATTCTAACATTCTTAAATTTTAGTTTCTTGAGTTCTTTCTCAATAGATCTCTGCACCCTATCACCCCTCTCCAATAAAGACATTCATAGGCAGATTGAAGTAAGTAGCTACGTCTTCAACGTTGTATAAATCAGGCACGGCTTTTAAATTCTCCCAATTTGAGATTGTTGCAGTTGAATAGCCTAGCTTATTTCCTAATTGCTTCAAAGTAATCTTATTGTCTTTTCGTTTTTGTCTTAGCATGAAAGCGAACAGCTCACATTGTCTTTTTGTTAACGGTTTTTCATAGTCCATTTTCCATCTCCTCGTCTGTCTGGGTTCATTTGTTATCCTCCAAAAGCTCTGGATTTTCGTAGCTTACATCTAAAAATTTTCCTAGCCATTCAATCACTTCAGGACTAGGTAACTTGTCTTTCTTTCTGTTGACGTAATAGTTTGCAACAATAGAATCTAAAAAACTTCTGCTACTATTAAAATTTGGATGGGCTAAAATATGTTTTTTCAAACGCTCTGCAATTGACGTGTTCGGAACATAGAGCAGTTGTTTTTTGATATGATTGTAAAACAATCTTGCTTCTTTACTCATTTTAATAACCCTTTCAATTGTTTTCTGATAAGACCAACTTTCGGGAAATCTGCAATTGCTTTATTACCATTTATGACAATAAACTTTCTCAACATTTTAGGGTTTTGCTGTGTCAGTTCTAATGCCTGGTTAAAATTCAACTTTCTGATTTGGCCCATATAATGGCCAGAACAAAATTCAAAATTATTGATAAAGCATTGCTTGATAAGTTCGTCCGTCCATGATTTTTTTATTTCGTATTTGACTCCTAAAAAATCAAGCTCCTCTTTCACCTTTTGCAAAAGTGGATTTTTAGGATTTGTGTTAATAATAATCATAATTGCTCCTTGTTTTCGTAGATGTTGCCGATAACTTCAAAATTTCCACCATGCGAAAAATTAGACATATAATCAACATTCCATCTGTCATCGTGTGGTTTCAAGCGATAACTTCCTCTTTCGTCATCGTAAAAAACAGTATAAGGACTATCAAGAACCAGAACTATATCACCCTCAAAGATTTCCTTGCCATTTTTATCCAAAAGGCCTGTTGATTGCATAAGGTTAAGGTCATTGTTCACAATCCATTCACCAGCAACAGAGTCCTCATCAATAATCCAGATATTGCCGTCACCAACCATCACTTCGTCCGGTTGATACATACGATTTAATGATCCTCCATCATACGCTCTAAATTTTGGTATCATCTCAAATCCTCCTCTTTCACGAAGCTGCCATCAATCCATCTACCCTTACGGTCTTTGATTTCGTTATATGCCAGTTCAAAACACTCATCAAAATCATATCCAAGTGCATTACCGATTGATTTTAGATAACCAACCGAGCGTACTAGATTATGCCTACACATTTCTTTGCTTGCTAAATTCTGCGATAGCTGAAATTCACTGATGTTCGCATTTAGCAAGTTAAAACAGGCAAGCACATCCTTCTTTCTGATTTTGTCTGATTCTTCAAAAATCTGGTTCACGTTTTCCTTAATCAGCAAGGCCAGACCGACAATCACGACTGCACAATCACCGATGCTATCCTTGGTTACTTGCTCATTTTTCTTGAGATAGCCAGCGCATAGCTCTCCAAACTCTTCACTCAGCTTGAGTGACTGCTTGTCTAACCGTCCACCATTTTCAAGATCACGGTCGATAAACCATTGTTTAACTTTGTCTATTGTGTTCATAGCGATACCTCCTCCTCATCTTCTATTCTTATCAAAGCTTTTCTATTTGGAAAATGTGTTTGGTGATATTTTCTTGAGTACATTTTTAAGGCACCTAAGCTAATACCAGTGTATTCACTTATCTCATACAATGTTCCCATTGTGACAAACCTATCTCCTTGATACAGTGCCCAATCGTCATTCCATTTATCGTCAACTACCATTCAATTCCCCTTTCTACTCTCTTTACTAAGCATTCACTACAAATGCCATTTTGGAATACACAATCATAATCTAACTTGTCTTTCGAAGAGAAAAACTTTCTACAATCTTCACAATCTAACTTATTGTCCATTTGTTTCTCTTTCTAAAGCCGTTCCGATTTTTTTATTGTAGTAACTCAAAACCTTGCTTTGGTTCATTTTTGTTTGTGTGATATTGTCTATAAAAAATTCCAAATCTGCACTCATTTCATCCAATAACTTAACAACCTTCAACTGATAATCCATATCAGGGACGTCAATCATTATTTTTGACAATCTAGCTAGTGACAATCCTGGTTGATTATCTCCGTCTGCACAACGTTCAATTTCTTCCTGTTTCATCAACAACCAATGAAATAGATATCGCTTATCTATCATTTCTTTTGGCTCGACTCTGAAGCTATCTCCATCTATCCAACATGGATTTCGATGAAAATAAACAGCTCCAACCGTACCTTTACGAGTCAATCGAATGGTATCACTTTCACAATTGAACTTGTCAGTTGTACCTTTCGATTTCATGCCAGCTCCATAGATAAAATAAGGGCCATCTGTTGTTTTCGTTCTAGTACCTGAAATAAGCTCGCAAACCTCTAGTAGTCCGCACTTCGTTATCTTGTCTGGTTTCATTCCAATCCTACTGCAAAATTGTAAGCTAATAAATAATCATCTAATACCTTGTGGCATTTTGTTATAAAAGATTTTAAATCAATATCTGCATTAAAAAACTGAATCAAAATCAATTGACTAGCTAAATGCTTTTCAAGGTGATCAATTGCCATTTGGTCTAATTCAGCATTTACTTGGTCAATGTCTATTTCTTCTTTCTCTACAGGTTTGCTTGGTGCTACCCATCTAAAGTCTGAATCTAGCGTATCAGATTCTTCATATTCAACCTTTTTGGTCTTACAGTCGTAAATCTCTTTTGAAATTTCAGGGCTATTTTTTTCTTTGTCAATGACTAAGAAAATCACGTTAATAGATGTGTCTTCAAATCCATTTTGAATCTCATTCAATTCAACAAGGTTATTTCCTACAAGTTCTCTCATTTTATTCTCAGATTGACGGTAAGCAATACCAGGGAACATGATATAGAATCCGTATCGTTTCGTGTAAGTTAGTGACTTCAACAGGAAAATATCATCAACAACACCTGACTTTTTCCACGGGTACAATCCTTTAATAGCCTGTTGGTCTTCTTCTGGTAAATCTTTCAATTTCATAGAATAAGGCGGGTTCATTGCAATTGCATCAACTTGTATATCTGACTGATAAGTGAAGAAACTCTGATTATTCACAACTGCATGAGGGAAGTTCGTTTTCAATGCTTCACAACTCTCCTGCTGAATTTCTACCGCATGAAAATCAGTCATACTAATAAACTGCTCCAACTGTCCAGAACCTGCAGCACCATCGAAAACAGATATATTTTTACCGCAATATTGTTTCACTTTGTTCGCTAAGTATTCTCGCAAAGGCTTCCCTGTCACATACTCAGCGAACTTATTGGCTTTCTCACGATTATTGTGTTCTACGAACGTCATATTCTCACCTCATCCCCAACTTTCACCTTGTTATATTGTTCTTCACTCACCACAAACACGTTCCCGTTTATCGTGATAGTGAATAGACTACCGATTTTCTTCTTAGCTTCCACCTTACCAGTTATCTGATACTTGCTATCTGCATGATAGACTAGCAAGGGTTTCTGTGCTTCACGCTGCATGAATAGTAAGCACGTAGCGATAAGCGACCAAGCTAGAAGGATGCGAATTAGTGTGTCTTTCATTCTGCATCTTCCCCCTTGGGTGGTTTCGGATAACTCATCCAAAATACTGTGTCTTCATCAGTATTCTCAAAACCAATTCCTTCCCCGTAATCAATCCAAATATCTGTTGTTATCTGCTTTGTCGTTGGGTTGTAGACAAGGACTTCCTCATCGATTTCTGGAGTTTTTCCTTCCCAGACAAACTCAATGCCATTATTGAAATACTCTTTTTCTTCTTCAGAAATATTCCTTGTTGTTAACTTATTCCATTTCATTCACTCCACCTCCTCAATCTTTATTATTTTTTTTATTATTTTTAAAGAACTTATAAAAAATTACTGACCAATATGAAGTCCACATAAGGTATGATAATGATTGAAGGAATTGTTCAACTGTCATTCTGTTACCTCCTCAATCTCAATCCCTTCACAATCGAACACCCAGCCAAAGCCAGCTTCTTCTAGTTCTTTGCGGGTAACTTTATAATTCCCAGCTGTTATATCTTGACTAAAATAAAGAATACTCCCTGATTGCGATTTGACCAAAGGCTGCCTATTTTTTAAAGTCACCACATACTGGTTCTCTTCCTCGATCTTGTAGCCATCTAGCCATGCACGAGCGGCTAAATCAATCGGATTTTCTCGTAAAAACCAATTACCGACTTCTTCATTCGTGAAATCGAATTCTAATAATTCCGCTACATCTTTACAAGAATTTCTAGCTTCCTCAATCCAATCCGCCACAAACTGCGGGATTTTGACTTTTTCGGGTTCGTCTAGTTGTTCTAAGTCTTGTAGAAAAATTCGACGAGCGATTTCTGCTCCTTCAGCATCCCATACCCCTTCAAGTTTTTTATACTTCTCAATCAACTGTTTTACATTCATCTTCCAACTCCTCCAGTTGTTGCTTCATCTTCTTCAACTGCTTTTTCAAATACTCTCTGTGAGCTGTCCTATTCTGTGCGACTGACTTCTCACAAGGTTTTGAATATTCAACTATATCAGCTTATGTCTTCTCGATTGAGTGCTTCAAACTTTCAATCATTTGTTGTTTTAAATTCATCTGTCCGTCCAATCTACGACACCTGAAATAACACAATTCCTATTTACACGACACGCAAGCGTTTCAGAATTAAAAATCCCGTGCGTTGTTTCGATGTAACTTTCGTATATATTTTTAATTTGAACAATACTGTGAAAATTTCCGTTGTTTAGAATCTTCACAAAATCACCGACTTTAAGATTCATCCGAATACCTCATTCAATTCTTTAACACATTCATTGTGGTTGAATGGTTCGTCAGCCAATTTGTCAAATCCGTTCTTTTCTGATTTTCGTAAAAAGATAAACATTCCACAAAAACGACATCTAATCGATTTAGAACTTTCTTTAGCATGTCTTTTATAACACGCTCCACAAAACGGACATTGTACGTCAACTTTCATTTACTATCTCCAGCTCAATTCTATATCTCTTGTTTCCGGACTTTCCGCCGTGCCTAAAATCCGTTGACTTAATAACGTGATAATTGTCATCCGTCCAAAATTTCGCATCAGTTAAGCCATCTAATAACGCCTTGCTCGTTGGCGACCAGTTCGGCGGATCGTATATGCGATTAGTCGGAGCATACACCCAAACAATCACTTTGCACGGTTTATCCTCGTTAAATGGCAATCCAAAGTAATCTCTCAGTACATTGTTGCCCTCGTAGGCAGCTAACTGTCGTAAGAACTTAGTGATTTTAGCTTTTTTCTGAAAATGCAGTCTGTCATTCGCTGAAATCATCTGCTTTCTGTCAAGTTCAAAAATTAGCTTGATTGGTTCGCTCATGTTTTATAACCCCAACAAATCTGATAAAAATCTTCTTTTTTCTTCTTTTTCCTCGTCTTCGCTTATCTCTTCAAGTTCTGAGCCGTCTTCTTCCATAATCTCGTATTCCGCCTTTACTTTAACAAGACGACCGCCAACCGCTTTAGCGATATTTTGGATTGCTTTGTATGTTTCGTCATCCGATTTCTCAAAAATTAAAGCAACACGAATATCTTTAGAGTAGGTCGCGCTAAATGTTAGAGCTCGTTCATTATTTCGATACTTAGTTAAAAATCCATTTGTTCCTTTTTTGCGATTACATAAAATTCATTTTGTTGTTTCATTGTTTTTCTCCTTTATACACATTTTTAGAACGGCAAGTCATCTGAACTAATATCAAGCGGATCTGTGCTTGTATTTCGTGAAAAGTCTGGCGCTTGTTGTTGTTTTTGTCCTTGGTTGCCTTGCCCTTTGCTTTCTAAAAGTTGGAATGTTTCTGCGACTACTTCAGTTACATATACACGTTGTCCTTGTTGGTTGTCGTAACTTCTAGTCTGAATACGTCCAGTAATTCCAATCAATGCGCCTTTTTTCGCCCAATTCGCAAGATTTTCTGCTTGTTGCCGCCACATAACGCAATTAATAAAATCAGCTTCACGCTCTCCGTTTTCGTTTTTAAAAGTGCGATTAACTGCGAGGGTAAACGTAGCAACGGCTACGTTTGACGGGGTATAACGCAACTCAGCGTCACGAGTCATACGCCCTACAAGTACAACATTGTTTAACATTTTTTCATTCCTTCCACTGTTTCAAAATCAATATCATGAGCATCTAACCATTCCTTGAAGTCTTTAGCTTGCTTCAAATCAAACCAAAACTTGATTGTAGTTACATACTTGCCATTGTCTTTTTGTTCCGGTTTTGCTTCGTTTTCGATAACTTCGCCGGTTTCTGCATCATAGGCTTTGATATTTGCTCCTGCTTGTTCTTTTGCGATGCGATTAATTTCTGCTCTGCGTTCTTCCTCTGCTCGTTTCCTTGCTTCTTGTTGCTCTTTGAATAGTCTTGCGCTTTCAACGTCTTTTGTAATGCTTTCGAGAACTTCAGCAAGTGATTGCCCGCTTTCGTATGCTCTGATATAAGTAGCTGGTCCGAGTTCATGAGTTGCGCATTGTGTGCTGATAATTGAAATATCTTGGTCTTTCTGATTTTGCTTTTGCAACTCATTCATGACGATTGTTTCTAGTTCTGCTTCTGTCTTCTTCAAAAGCTGGAAGCTATCTTTTTTAAATTGACCGGCTTTTGTGTATGAATCAAGATATTGTTCAAAAATATCCGGATTGAGATTGCCTTCGATAGCTTTTTCTTTGAACCAATTCCGAACTGTATCTTTGCGCAAGATTTTTTGATTTTCTTCGTACCCGTCGATTTGTTGTTTTAAGGAATCAATCAAACCTTTCAATTTGCTGTAAGGTGTTTTATAGGCTTTTTCAAATTCTGCATACGGTTCATTGATTTTGCCTTTGATTTCTTTTCTTCGTTCTTCTAGGCTTTGGCTCAACTTGTTTAAGTCTGTTCTTGCTTGTTTAACTTCTTCAATCGAGTTAACTTCTAGATCAAAAGTGCCATACTTTGCGATAGCTTGTTCGATTCCGCTTTCAAACGCTCCAAAGTCGCTGAATGCGACCTTGGCGGGTTCAAAGTTGATTTTGATAGTGTCAAGTTGATTAATTTTTTCTGCTTCTTTCATGCTTTAAACCTTTCTATACAAACGGCAATTCGATTTCTTCAATCGGTTCTTCAGTGAAAAATGGAATTTCTTCCGCTGGATATTCTGTTCCATTTTCTTTTTTCACTTGTTCTTGTTTCATTTGTTCGATTTGTGCTTGTTTGCGTTCGATTACTTCTTCCCGACTTTCTCGAGGGGTAACATCAATCGGTTGCGCTTGTTCCATTTCGTCTGTCGTATATAGTCCGCCAACGTTTTCGCTAAACGCTTCACGCATTGCAGACACTAACGCAACTTTACGAATCATCAACGCTGGCATCTTCGCCCACATAGATTTTCCGGTGTTGTATGCTTTGAAATCTGCATCAACTTCAACTGGGAATTTTCTATCTTTACGATAAACTTTCGCCCAACCACCCAAAAGAATGTCATTTTTACGGTGGATAGTTCCGGAAATTTGTTTGATTTCTCCGTCTTGCGTTTCTACCACGATACCAGCTTCAAATCCGTCAAAGTTTGGATTTTGTTCCGCTCGTTTCATGAACGCATCTTTTGAAACAACCACTTGTGCCGGATTTGTTCCGTACTTAATGAAATATACTTCTTTCGTGAACGGGTTAAGATTCCGCTCTTTACACGTTGCGATAAAATAAGCCAGTTCTTCGTCGCTTGCTTTTCCGGAAGCATCTAAATATTGACGGACGATTTTTGCGCTTAATAGTTGCGGATTTGTTAAGAAATCCCCCGCTGTTTTTACTGCTACTTGATTTGTCATTTCTCTTTTACCTTTTATCTTTCTATGCACTCCAATATTCGTTCAAGTCAACTGCCATGACAGTCGCAAGATTTCGTTGTTCAGTCATGATCTGTCGTTTGTACGGCGCAAGTCCAGCTTGTCGTTCTTCTTCATTGCGTGGAAGATAATATCCGCTCGGTTGTGTTTTCTTCGCTACGATTGGATGCTTAAAATTCACTCGTAAGCTTTCAATCACTTCTTCCAAACTTCGTTTTGACAATCCAGTTTCTTGTCGAACCTTTTCAGCTTTGATTGGCTCTTCAAAACTTGCACGGTTGACAATCAAGTTTAAGACGTTTGTTTCGATTTTGCTCATTTCCCTACTAATCATACTTTCTCCTGTCGTTTCATATTTCATCACCTACATATCGATACCGACCGCATCCGATATACACATACTCGCTTGGGTCGAGTTCTTCTCGATCTTCATGTGACTCCATCATGTCCCTGTCGTAGTCAAATAATCCGTCCATCTAGTTAGTCCTCATACTTTCTCCAGAGCTTCGCAATTTCTTGCAGATACTTCTTCACATCATGCTCTTTGTACCAGTCAAGGCGCTTGTGTTCGTTCACTGTCACGCATTGATAGAGTTTGCTTTCAATTTCTGGAACTGTCATCATCCTGACCCACCTCTTCAGCTTCCACCACAATATCTAAACGCTTCATTGCTTCATCCATCGATTTACCGTCCATGATGTCCTTCAAAACGTGACTTACATCGTGCAACGCTTTGGCTTTAGCTCTCCCTTTTTCGCTATCAGGCACTAATCCGATGTCTTGCATAAGTAGGAATGTTGCGCTTGCATCATGCATTGTTTTTTGAAGTTGTTTGATTTTTTTGATTGTACGAATTGCTTTAAACATATTGTTCTCCCTGTTGCTCTTTTTCTTTATAGATTGCCAATTGTCGTTTTAGATCATAGTTTTCTTGCTTGCAGGCAAAGTGACTCTTTTGTTCTTCGATAAGGTCGTTCATAAGCTCGATTGCGACTGCTCTCCAGTCAAGGTTGATTGCCTTAAAAAAGCCCTCGTGTTTGAGTTTTAGCTTAGTAAGTAGTTTCATAGTTACTCCTTTTTTTACTTTACATTGCCGTTTTCTGCCAGTTTTCGTGATACCAGTCAATGACGGCATCCCTTGGATATTTCTCACGCTTGCCCTCGATTCTTGGAAAGTCTGCGTGTCGGTTGAAGCGCTCGTCAAACGTTGACGTGTCTTTCGTTCCGAGCAACATCTCGGAGCATTGCGATTTGTTCAGTTCCATTGGATAGCGCCTTTTTTCATCGGTCACAATTGTCATGACCTTAAGAGTACGATCCATCAAACCAGCTTCAAACTGGTCTAATAGTTGCATCATTAAATCGTTCATGTTATAATTTCCTTGAATAATTTTGTTGAGCGCCTGATTGCCGTCAGGTGCTTTTTTATTTTGCAAAAGTGAACACACTACCCTGTGTTGCGTAATACAGTAGTTCATTCATCTTATTTGCGAAACGCTCCTCCGTCGTTTCTAGCAACCGTTCTTTTAACAGGCTAGATAGTTGATAGTAATTACTTTCAAAATCATCTATCTGCCGCTGCCGTTCTTCTTTTGTCAAAATGGTAAAATCCTCCTATCCTCTGCGCTCTCTGGATATTTAAACGTCAAATCCTTCGCGCCCTTCGCAACCCTGCTAATCAGACTCGAATCAAATACTTGTTTCATGTCCTTGCCGTCAAGATTGGTTGTGAAAATCGTCTTATCTCTCGCATCTAGCAGGGTGTATAAGAAATCCTTCTTCCATTGGGTTTGGTCGCCCTTCCCAAAATCATCCAGAATCAAGTAGTCAACTTTCTTTAGCAAGTCCAACCATTCGTCCGTTGTGCGTGCATCTGTTCGATTGAAACCACTTTGAATCTTCTGGAACATGGTAGGCACGTTCATGAAGAGCACGCTCTTTGGGTTGTTGTTTGCTTTAAAATCGATATTCAGCTTCTTAGCGATAGCAATCGCTAGATGTGTCTTTCCTCGACCAGGTTTGCCAAATATGACCGTGTTGCCCTTGCCGTCTTGAAAATAGTGCCTTGCGACTTTAAGAGCGAAGTTCCTCGCTTCTTCATCCGTCTTATTTGACACTGTGAAGGTCTTAAAACTCGCATCCATCATGTCACTTGGCATTAAGCTATTGCGTGCTAGTACGTCGAATGTGTTGCTTAGGATTGACGAGGTGTAGGCTTCCCCAACTTTCTTTGCTTGCTCCTTCGCCATATCTTCTCGCTGACACTCGGGACAAAACGTAGGCTGATAAAGCCCTTTCCGACCTTTCGCCTTAACTGGTTGTTTGAGCGTCCACATGAAGCAAGAGTGTTTCTGACAAATCTCCTTCTCGTTCACGTAATGGATAGGTTCAAGTCCTAATTTTTGCATTCAACCGCCTTTCTAAAAAACACTAACTCCTTGATTTTTCCAATAGTTGATAAAATCATTTTGCGATTGCCCATTATATCCACAAGCAAGGAAGGCTAGTCCGTAATTGTCCGTGCTATTCAATTTTTGTACCAATAAATCAAGGTTTGATTTAACAAATTTTTTCATCCCTTTTATATCTCCGCATGGGTAAAAAAGTTTTTGTCCGTCAATTTCTACTTGCCATACCCACCCAAGAGACGTTTTGTTATAAATGTATTTGATTTCCATTTTCTCCTCCTTTCTAAAACGGCAGTGGATCATCATATTCTTGGAATACAACTCTGCCGCTTCCTGTGTTTGTTCTTCTTGTAGGTTTCTGCCTATTTTCAACTAACTCAACCGTGACCAACCCTTTCTGCTTCCAGTCTCTCAAGATGCTACTGAGATACTTGAAGTACGGCTTGTCATTACCCACGCATTCCTTGATAGCTAGCTTGATGACCTCTTTGTTATGGTCTTGCAGGAATGCTTTCAAGTCTTCAATCTCAAACGGTGTTGGATAACGTCCAAACTCTGAAAAAATCCAATCGTGAACAATTCCTAAATCATTTTGTGGTGGTGCGTCCTCTATACTATATAGAGTATTAGCACCATCCCCATCTGGTTCATTTAGGTTGGTTATATTAGGTTGGTTATTATCAGGTTGGTTAGACTTAATATTTTTAAGTTCTTGAACTAAAATTTCTTTAGTTCCCCCCTTAATATTTTTAAGTTCTTGAACTAAAATTTCTTTAGTTCTGATTTTCTGAGGATATAGCAAATTCGCCAATCTAACGCCCTGCCTTTTTTCTTTCAAAAGACCATGTTCTATCAGTTGCTTTTTTAATTTGATAACAACTGGCTCGCTTTTTTTTATCCACTTACCAATTTCTTCGTTAGTAGCTACAACATACAAATATCCATCTTTGTCAGTGAAATGTTGCTTATTTTTTCGAGATAATGAGATGCGATCGGTCAAAATACCATAAACCATGACGGCCAGCGGATCTAAATCTGAAAAATAATCATCTTCTATCAGCCGATACGGGATTTTAAAGTATCTTTCGTGATTATCCATGTCTATCTCTGTGAAATATTGTTCATTCATACCTCTCCTAAACTATGATTTAATTCGTATTTTTTGCCTAAAAAAATAAAATCCTTTTCAACATTGTATAGTCGAGCAAGTTTATCTAAAAGGTCCATTGGGATTTTTGAACTATCATGCTCATACTTCAACAGTGTTTGCTGATGGATGTTAAGTTTATCGGCAACTTCTTTTGCAGATAAGTTATAATTTGTTCTTATTGCTCTCAATGTCATTTTCGGCACGTTCCTACCTCCTTATTTTTCTATTTGTTCCTCGCAATTCTGCTATAATGTAGTCAGAAAGGAGGTGATGTTATGGCAAATAGCCCTTTTATTGATAAAATGATTGATGAACTCATTGAGCTAGTTCGTGATGACAATCATACTTTCGAACCCGTGAAAGTCCGTGAAGTTAGGGACATTGTTCGAAAAATGTTAGCAGCTCACGAAAACGAAGTCTTAAATCAAATGAAACAATCTCAAGATCATAATCAGTAACATAGTCCGATTCTTCACCGACTAGCGCTTTCGCTCTAGGTCTCAATTCCTCAGGCAAGCTAAGATAGTGCTCTTTCAGCGCTTCAAGCTCACCGACTGCTTTCACCACTCTTTTTGTCGAAGGAAAGAGTAGTTTTTGTTTGTACGGATATTTCTTTGGTCTCATTTCACACCCTCGTCTTACTTTCCAGAGCCCTGAGTTCAATCTCATGGCTGACTTGTCTAAATAGCTTCTCACACGCTATTTTAGCCTTTCTGTACGTTGTGTTTTCGCTGATGAAGTAATCAGCAAGTTCGATGATTTTATCTTCCAATTCTAACCACCTTTCAAATATGGTATAATCAAAATAAAATGATTGGAGAAATCTTATGGAACTATCTACTGTCGAGTATTACTTCGGTACAATCGCAAAATATTTAACCATTCAAATTCCTAAAACTTGCCCTTTGTGTGGCATTGGGAATAATCCTACCAACAATGAAGCGGGAAAATTAGAAATCCAAGAAGGTTACATTTTTACTATGCACCATCGTTGCCCATCTTGTAAGAAATACCACATGACCAATCAAGAATACTTGCGTCAATCTGATGAAACGACTATGGTTCTTGTTTATCCTAATAAAGTTGTTAGTAACATAGATCCCCTCTTTGTTGAACACGCTCCTAGATTTGTAGAATTTTACAGCGAAGCGATTGAAGCAGAAAAAATGGGATTAGAGAATATCGCAGGGACAGGCTATCGCTCTGCTATTGAATGTTTAATCAAAGACTATGCCTTAGATTTTGAATTAGATAGCAAAGAATATTTATCTGATCCAAAATTAACTTTTAACAACGCTATAGATAGATATGTAAAAGATGACGACCTCCTAAAGGGCGCTCTTCATTTTATCCGAACAGTCGGTAACGGCTATACTCATTGGAACAAGAGTACCAGTATTTCATTACCTCAGCTTAAAAACTATGTAGATATTATCATTCAAATTTTCAAATCCAAATTTATGTTGAAGTATCTTCCAAAGGTTTAATTCCTAAACGCATTTCAATTTCTGAGATGCGTTTTTCTTGTTCTGCAACTTTCTCATATAATTCTTCGACAGAATAAGCAATAATTTTTTCCATCTTTCTACTCCTTTCTCTTTTTTCGCTCTATGAGCAACAGCCTGCCAGGGAGTCGAACCCTGGTGCTACCGATCAGGCTACATTCATTTTGTCCAGCATTCCTGCGAACGCTGCATCAAAGCGAATGTCATCGATTTCGTCTTGAGTGAAACCAGCATCAAGAAGGTAACGCTCTTGGCGTTCGATCTCTTCTACCAACTCTGTCCATCCGAAAGCGAACTGACGGCAGTTGTTCCAAAATGACTCAAGCTGACCATAGAGGAAGCGTTCCTCGTATGTGTTTTGAAGCAATGTTTCTGCAACCACTGCTTTGAAGATGTTGATGGCTTTCTCGTTTAATGTGTTCATGGTATTTCCCTCCGGTTTGTTTTTGTTATTTCCTTAAGCTTGATTTAATTATACTACGAATTAAATCGTATGTCAATAGTTTTTTCGAATTTTTTCGTAATTTTTTCGAATTTTTTATTTACAAAATCGAAAATAAACGGTATTATATAGTAAAGAAGATAGGAGGTAAAAATATGGCAAGAGGACGAGGGAAATTAACTCCTCAAGATAAAGAGGATATGAAGGTCTTTTCTGCAAATCTTAACTCAATTTTATCTGATAGAAATTGTAAACAAGCTGAGCTATCTCGAGCTACAGGGATACCGCCTAGCACATTGACAGGGTATGTTAAAGGAACTTCTTTGCCAATCCCGGGTAATGTTCAAAAAATTGCAGATTTTTTTGGAGTTCCTAAATCTGTATTAGATCCTAGATTTATAACTAATAATTCCATGGTCGATGACTCTTCTTCTCCCACTTCCCCCATCCAAACCATCTACGACCAGTTGCACCAGCCAAGACAAGCCAAGGTCTTAACCTATGCAGAGAGGCAACTGAAAGAGCAGAGAAACGAAGAAGAAACGAAGGGAAACGAAGTATCGGAAAACATCATCAAAATGGACGACTATAGAGAAACATCTGTTCTTTCTGTCACAGGAGTTGTATCAGCTGGTAGTGGTTCGATGCAGGATGATGATTTAGATATGGAAGTTTCATTCTATGAAGATGAAATACCTGACGACTATGACGCTATCGCTTATGTCGTCGGGAATTCCATGGAACCAAAGATTAAAAACGGCGATTATCTTTTTATCAAAAATACACAACAGGTTGATTATAACACCATAGGCATCTTCCAAGTCGACGGTGCTAACTATGTTAAGAAGCTACGTCAGGGATATTTAGAAAGTTTAAACCCAGACTATGCAGACATCAGACTAGATGAAAACAACGACATCCGTACAATTGGAGAAGTCATGAGTATATATAGAGATTGAGAAAGAAAAAGATTATGAAAATAGGACCACGCACACCAAACATAAAAAAGAGGGTTTCTTCAAGAACAACTGGCGCTATAAATCGAAAAGTTAAAAGAGCCACATCTCCATTATACGGACAAAAAGGTATTGGTTGGGTTAAAGATCCAAAACGTGCAGCATACAATAATCTTTACAACAAAATAACTTTTGGTTTCGAACCAGATGAAGGTTGTCTATTCGGTTGTGGTTGTGTTTCAATTATCGTTTTCATAGTCATGATGATATTCATATATAACATCATCTCAACAATATTATCTATTAACTAAAAAATCCCCACACTCGCCATCGCCAAATTTTGAGTGTGAGGATATCCTGTATAGTAAAAGGCATTAAATGGCCCGCTTTACTATACCCATTTTATCAAAAAAGTGAGGTAAAAACAATGGCATACTTCAGAAAAAGGGATAACGGCTGGGAATATCGTATCTCTTACAAGGATACAGACGGCAAATATAAGCAGAAATCAAAAAGCGGGTTCAAGACCAAGAAACTGGCTCAAGTTGCAGCAAGGGAGATAGAGGACAGCTTGTCCGAGAATATCCTGACAGACAAAGATGTCACGCTTTATGATTTTGTAAAGACTTGGTCTGACGTTTACAAGCGCCCACACGTCAAGGATAAGACTTGGGATACATATACTAAAAACCTAAAGCATATCGAGACTTATTTTGGAGATTTGAAAGTAAAGGATATAACACCTTTATATTATCAAAAAAGGCTCAATGAGTTTGGTGAAAAGTACGCACAAGAAACGCTTGAGAAATTTCACTATCAGATAAAAGGCGCTCTGAAAGTCGCAGTCCGTGAGCAAGTAATCAGCTACAATTTCGCTGATGATGCAAAAGTGAAATCACAAATCGAAAACCGAGCTGAAGAGAATGACTTCCTGGAAGAGGGCGAGTATAAGGCTCTGATTTCGTCCACACGCTCGAATATCCAGTACGTGTCCTATTTTACCCTCTACCTCCTTTCAGTGACTGGTATGCGCTTCTCTGAGGCTCTGGGACTAACGTGGAATGATATCGACTTACAAAATGGAATAATTGATATAAACAAGTCCTTTGATTATTCAAAAACGCAAGATTTTGCTGATCTAAAAAGCGAAACATCAAAAAGGAAAGTGCCAATCGATAAAACCACGATTGAAACGCTGAAAACTTACAAGAAGAAATATTGGCAAGCAAACATTAAAAACCGTGTCTGCTTTGGTGTGTCCAATTCTGCTTGTAACAAGCTGATAAAAAGACTTGTAGGTCGTCCAGTAAGAAATCATAGCTTACGGCATACATACGCCTCTTACCTGATACTTAAAGGCATTGACATTGTGACCATATCGAAGTTACTAGGACATGAGAGTCCAGATATAACCCTAAAGGTCTACTCGCACCAGATGGAAGCCTTGGCAGAAAAGAATTTTGAAAAAATCAAAGAAATCTTCCTGATTGCATAATTTGGGGCGGATTTGGGGCGAAACCCTCACAGAGCCTATTAAATCAATAGTATTTAATCCGTCTACCGCCTCTATATTATCAAAGGCTCCTATAGGAGTCTTTTCTTTTTAACTACTAAAAAAGCTTTATCAGTTCTACTCTGATAAAGCTTTTGTTTTATTCTGTTTCTTCTT